GCGGAGGTGGCAACGCCGTCCTTGACTACTACTACCACCATCTGGAAGATACCCGCCGTAACCGCGATGCCCTCCTATTCATTAACGCCCATATGGAAGACTTATCCAAATGCCGAATCAACGCCAAGGACTTCGTCGCCCAATTGCAGGAGATTGTCTGAGTGGGAACCAGCGTTCCAGCGGGATATGTGGAGATAAGAAAGGGGGTCTATGAAAGAATCGACGTTGTGCAAAGAACCTTTCTTAACGATAAGAGTTCCGTCCGTAACCCCAAGCCTAAACGCCCTGTTCGCAATGAACCACTGGCAAAGGGCGAGCGCGAAAAAGAAAATACAGGCCGCATTCATATCCGCCTTACGGCAAGAAGAAAACGACTTATTGATCCCGACAATCTCATTTTCAAATACCACATTGACTGCCTCCGCTATGCTGGAGCGATTCCAGATGACCGTGAAGGCGATGTCACAATTGAAACTCACCAAGAAAAAACTCGCGGCCAAGAGGAGACGTTGATAGAGTTGTTTTACCATGAATCAGCGCGATCTGGATAAAGACCTCGTCATTCGCTTTGACGATACAGGAGCCCTCATGCCATTCCCAGAGCAGGAAGAAGGATTTGAGGACAATCCGATTAGACAATTGTTTGAACAAGTGGAAGATTTAGATGTCGAACCTGCTGATGAAGACTCCTGATCAAAGCGTTGTTAATTTCTTGGGTCGGGCGATATTGAAGTATCGGAACCACAAGTTTTCTTTTGTGCGCCAGAAATATCTGATTTCTGGAAAGGCCACCTCCGTAGGATGGGCTGATGACAAAGAAGTTCGCATCGCCACCAGTCGGCCCCTTTCCACTTGGATCGACGTATTCGTCCATGAGACTTGCCATATCGACCAGCAAGTTCAGCGTCCCCAATGGCACAGGGTCAGAGAAGACGCCCTTGGCAAGGTGGACGAATGGCTTGCTGGCAAAAATATACATAATATCGAAAAGTATATACTTCTTGTGACAGAACTAGAGTGGGACTGCGAACGCCGCTCCATCACCAAGATCAAACGCAACAAGCTTCCAACCAACCTTGTTGACTACGCCCAGATGGCCAACGCCTATGTCTTGGGCTACCACTGGACTCTGGCTAATCGCAAGTGGTGCCGCAAGAGCTACGAGACCACACAGGTGTGGAGTCGGATGCCTGAGAAACTAATTTCCCGCGAAACTGCGTTAAATCCTCCTCGCCAACTTACCGATCTCTACTATGATTAATTTAATGAACGGAATCAATGGCAGTAACGGGAATGAACCATACATTCCGTGCCCGTCTTGCTCAGAACTTGAGTCCATCAAAGAGGTCATTGATGGCTACTCCACCTTCGACAACGAATCCCCTGCTGTCACTATCGATCTTCTAGTATCTGAAGTGAAGATGTGGAGGGCCAAGGAGGCTTACGAACGAAAGTTAAAATCCACCCTGATTGCCTCAACGGTTAAAAAGTTGGCGGCAGAAGGCTTTCAAATCGATGGCAATAATTAGCGGTAAATGGCAAGCTAGATTCATCCATCTAGCAAAAGAAATCGCAAGCTGGAGTAAAGACAGCGGAACCCAAGTCGGTGCTGTCATTGTCCGCCCAGACCGCACCATCTGTAGCGTAGGCTTCAATGGCTTTCCCCGTGGGGTGGAAGATAGCCAGTCTGCTATTGCAAATCGCGATACCAAGCTGCTTCGTACCATCCACGCCGAACTCAACGCTATCCTCTCGGCCAAGGAGTCGCTGGTTGGCTATTCTCTATTTGTCTGGCCCTTCCAGCCCTGTTCTGCTTGCGCTGCCGCCATCATCCAAGCTGGTATAATCGATGTGTATTGTCCCTTCAACGACCACTTAGCCAACGAACGCTGGTCGGAGTCTTTCAAAGCCGCCTTGCAAATGTTTGATGAGGCTGAAGTTAGGGTAATTTATTCTTGACAATGAACATCCCAGCGTATTATGTGTCTAAGCCTAATATGAGCAATGGACTTACCAGAGTCTTTGAGTGGGTTAGTGGCTGGAGGGAATACTCGGATTTTGAGCATGACCACGAAGGTTACATCACTACCGAACGATGCGGAGATGGAACAGCAATGTTCCTATGGCGGGTTGACAAAGACCCCGTTCACCTCGACCATATGTACCTTGACGGGCGCACAATGGTCAGATTCTCTGACAATGCCCACTAATTAATCTTATGAGCGAACAAGAACAACAACCACCCCAACCTCTTCTAAACGAAGAGGATCAAAAGCGGGTCAACAACGCTTTCTTTGCCAAGACCGTAAAACCCCTACCACTTGGGGTTATTATCGGTGCGGTAAGGGGCGAACAAGAGATTGATCTGGCAATCTCAAACGCCGACATTGCCGATATCTACAATGCCATTAACGGGGAGTCTCCCTATGGCGAAGAGGACAAATCCAATGATTAGCGATACTTATCCTATCTACGAGGCGCAGGTAGGAGCCTTGGGGCGGGTGGTGTTTTTCAAAGATTCTGAATCCCGCACCTATTGCTTCACTTATTTCAACGGAATGGATTACACCCCGTTATTTCTTTCCGAAGACGCGGCCTACTTCACATGGCTCTTTATCGGGTGCGAACACCCTGACGCCACTATTTCGACTTTTACTCCGACCAAGAAGGCTGGTCTGAGTAAACCCAAAAAGCAGCCTTCAAAACCAATAAAAAAGAAAGCGAAAAGCAAATGAGCAAAGAGAAAAAAGACAACAGCGGGGCAGCGTTTCCGCGCAACTCCGACAATCCTAAAGCACCCAAGTATAGTGGGCCCGTAACTGTTGACGGGAAAGACTACGAGGTCTCCATCTGGCAGCAAGTCAGCCAAAAAGGGGAGAAATATCTGAGCCTTAAATTCGGAGCGCCTTACGTTCCGAAGAACAAAAAACCTCAGGTTAACGAAGATCCCGATTGGTAGGATCTAAATGGGCTTCATCGGCATAGCCATCTGCACTGTGTGCTACGTTGCCACAGCAGTTGATTTTTACATCAAGGGGAACGTCCCCATGGCTATTGCCTTTGGAGGCTACAGCATTGCGAACATTGGATTTCTTATCATCGCAAGGCAGTAATGGTTGATTACGGAATAACTTATATCTTCTGGATAGCTATCGTAGTAGTGGGACTAAAGATCCTCAAAGACTCTATCAACAAATGAAAAACAAACTTGAGAACTGGATTGCAAACCGCGAAGTGGATGAGGTCAAAGTAATGAACCTGCTTCAGGACTACGGTATCGTTAGCGACAATGCCATCTGGGCCAAGGATTGCGGCAACGATCTCAAAGCCATCCGTTGGCTGGCGGTCAACGCCGAACAACTGCTTAAATGAGCCTTGTCGAAACATTTCTAGGGCTTGTGGGTTATGGTGTGGCGGCTAACGTCATCTTTGCCCTAGCCTTCTGTTGTCTTCGGTTACGGAAAGTTAACCGAACTTTGCGTCGATCTTTGAAGTAAACCTTGCTACAGTCTTGCCTGATCTTTGAAAGGAGGTGAGACAATGGAATATACCAACCATCTTGGTATTGTCTATGGACCGTATGGCTCAGTTGGCTTTGTACAGCGGCGGGATTTGCGAAAGTTGCCCTTCAGCTTTCGCGGATTGTTCCGCTGGGCCAAAAAGCATTTGGTTCGGTAGTTGTAGTCATGATCGGAAGGGCTGGGGAGAAATCTCCAGTCCTTCTTTTTCTTTGAACGTTCCACGATAAGCTGGGTCTAAGTAATCATGTGGGAAGACTACGTTAAAGAAGGTAAGAGCGTGGAGGCGCGGTTTGCCCGCCTTCTAACAAACCCCGTATTTGCTTCCAAGGAGCAGGACATGACCGAACACTGGGATGTAAGCGACAATAGCTGCCGCTACGATGTTAAGGGGATGAAGAGGTTTCGGCGCTCCGACCCCGAAACAACAGACCGCCTCCACTACATTGAAATCCGCAACGTCCAAGGTAAGGTGGGCTGGCTTTACGGTAAGGCCGATTACATAGCCTTTGAGACCCGTAGCTGGTGGATTGTGGTGGACAGGGCCAAGTTGGCTGAATTTGTGGAGGGAGCCATCTGGTCTGGCAACGATCAATTCGGCCTGAAGCCCGAACCCTACAAACTTATCCAGCGCGAAGGCCGAAACGATATCATCACAATAGTCCCAACAGTGGACTTGCTATCCATCGCCAGTCAAGTATTGGTAAAGAAATAAGACTATGGGTGCAGGCAAAGGAGACAAACCAAGGAAAGTAGACGGCCCGAAGTATCGGGACAACTTTGATAGTATCAAGTGGGGCAAGAAGCCCGAAGCAAAGAAACCAGATGAACCTAAAGAAACTGCTAAGTAAAGGCCACCTCGTTCCGATCTACGAGGCCCGTGAAGACACGATCTTCCTGATTGGCTACCGCCGCAAGGCAAGCAGCAGAAAGTCCCACCAGAGGCCCTTCCTGCTCCCGCAACCCCTAGCCTTGGGCAAGATCGACCCAAATCCCGAAACAGAATCTACCAAGCCCGCATCCGAATGAACGACAAGTCCAACAAGCCACTAGAAGCAGCAATAGCCCTCCACGACTTCATACGAAGCAACAGCGGGGAAACAGCAGACTGGCCCCTACAGATAACCTCCTCTGATAGTAAGATATTGGAAGAGCTAGACCGCCTCCTCAAAGAATTCCGCCAATTGGCTATAGAAGCCACCTCAAATCCCGAATCCTAATGAAATCCACAGGCAACGAACTCATAGACTACTGCATCAAATCCCACATGGGAGAAGACGAAACAATTCTCCTAGCAGACGGACTGGAGTCAGCCTTCATGGGGATAGGCAGACAATTCTCCCACCCCATAGCCATCTACTCCTACAAGAAGACCATCAGAGCCCTCAAGGGAATGGGAATGACAAAAGAAGAAGCCATCGAATACTTCGACTTCAATATCGCCCAAGCCTTCGTCGGAGACAATACCCCCGTCTTCCTCCAAGACGAGTAGTGGAGTAGACTTGGGACAATAGATTAAGCCAAATTTGAACTATAAGGCATTTTCTATGCCATTTGGCAGTAACGTGGCACAAGATCGGCAAAAACGTTCCATAGTGGATTGTGGGGCAATCTAGCCCCATCCAAGCCCGAAACCTAAACCCCCAAAAATATTAGAGAGGGGGTAACGTCCCCTGAATAGGGGGTAGGGGGTGTCCGTAAAGGGAAGACACGGGGTGGGTGGGGTATCCAACGCTACACAACGCTCAAATAGCGTCCCATAGCGTAGTAGCGTGATAATGCGTTCTCTGGTTTATATCTTGGAGGACATAGTGGTTTTTATCTGATCAACAATCTCCAAAAGCTCGTCTATCGAAAGCTCGTTCTTAACAAGATTAACAATCCCGCGACACAAGACAATGTTGTCCTTCTCGTAGCCCCTATTAGAGTCAACCCTATCTATTGACACACAATGCCACCTCCTTTTGCTTGGGCCAAGAACCATGGGCTGATCTGTGTAATAACACTTTCCTCCTTGTTTTTCCCATACCTCCTGAACGTCATCTACTGTAATGTTAAAAGGAATGCCGCACTCCTTTGCTCTGGCCCTTGAGTTGGTTACCCTGTAATGAAGGTAGTTGTTTTTGACCCATTCGTTTTGTTTGGCCTTTTTAATCTTTTTCTCTTCTGGGCTTAACGAGTGATACTTTTTGAGTTGCTTCTGAACGTGGCATTTTTTGCATATGTGATTGTGATAGGAATAAAACTCATCTGGATTCGTGGCCCCGCATTTGCAGTGTTTGTTTTTCATAAACAGAGTTTAGCACCGTTAAGAAAAAAATCAATGCTATTTGTTTTTCTGAAAACATTTTGGCATATATTTTTCGACATGGGGTATTTTCCCCAGCGCCGAGCATGCGCCAAGAGAAGGTTGGGCGCGACACCCGTGGGGTGGGGGTCTGGGTTTGCGCGTCCGTCCGCCGTCCGCCGTGGGGCGTCCGCTCCTGCTGGCCTGTGCGCTGATAGTCCGCTCTCATCTTGTGCGCGTCTCTGTCTGTCTCTGTCCTGCCCCATGACATGAGAGTTGATTCGCTGCTTATACGGCCCTGTGGGGTGCTTTCCTGTTTCCCCGCTTATGCCATGACCATGCTTTCCCCGCCTATTGGGCGCGATTCTGGCTCAATCGCGGGGCGAATCTGAGGGCAAATCCCGAATCCTAATCTTGCCCTACTAGCCCAACCCCAAGAGAGGAG